GAGGCTAACTTTTTTGCAGCCACTCGCACAGCCTCCTCTCTCCAAGAGCATTGAGGCCTCGTTCCTTGCACTTCTCGGAAAGAATCCTTGCCAGCGTGCCGCGAGCGATTGGATAACCGCCGCTCTGGTATGTTTTGCGAATCTCAAGAAACTCGCTCTGCGTTTCTTTCGGTAGAGCGTCAAACCACTTTGCTGGCTTGCACTCCTTCACGGCGTTGTTCACCGCGTCGAGCAGGCTACCCTTCGGCATCCTTGACCTCCTTGAAGTTGAGCATTGTCAACACACGCCTCTGCACTTTCGCCAACTCGGTGATCGACTCCTCCGAGATGGTCGGGCCGAGGACAGCGTGAGCAATCTCGTGGAGGATCGTCTCCAGACGCTCGCCGCCCTTGAGTTTCTCGTCAATCAAGATCCTGGGACGCTTCGCGTTGTCGAAGAACGTCCAGCCAGCCGCGTCTCCCTTGAGCCGCGTGAATCTAAGAAGCCACCGCTTCCCGTCGATCTTGACGTTGTGATCCTCAGACACGGCGACACTCCTTTCGCCACGACTATGGCAGGCGTGTCAACCGGCTGCCCTGCGACACGCGAGAAGCACCAGTTGCCGAGCAGCGATGTCGGACCACGGTAGGATCGTTTTCCGATTCGCGTGCTCGGTTCGCATGACTCCAAGAATCTCTGCCATGCCATCTGCCGACCTACACCATGAAGGCCCAAGAGAGTCCATCTTGCGTGCCATGAAGTTACATGAGCAGTTCGCAGTTGCCTCAATCCCAAACCAATCCTTGAGGATTGCCTTGAGTTCTTTTCCGGCTTGTTTGGCTCGCGGATACGCCGGATGCTTCTCGTCCACGGTAATCGTGTCGCCGTCTTCGCCGACAATGCACGGCCGCACTTCGTCCAGCGTGTAGCCGCGATCAACACAGCGAGCCTCAAACATGAACCGAGGGCCGGTTGTCATGGGAAAGGATTCCCATCGCTGAGCGCATCCTTAACACCAAAACAAATGGTCAACGCATAAGACGCGCCGCCGTAGATGTTGTTTTTGCACGAAACATCAAACGTCCTGTTGCTGATTTCCATAACCCACTTTCCAGACCCGGCACTTCCAATGAGGTGGGCTCCGTTACACGTTGGCTGCGGATCACAGAAATGCCACGGGCCAGTTGGATACAGCCCGTCCTCAATGATCGAGCCGTCAATAAGCAAGTCATCGTCAACTGCACCAGTGATTCGTATTCGACACGGAAGCGTCAACTCTGCCGGGACGGTAACAGTCTGTGCTTCTGTGGTAAAGCGATCACAACACACAGATGGAGAAAGGCTGTTTTCACCGGCCCCGCCGGAAATGGTGACGCATAACTCGTTGCATTGACTTTCTACGCAAAAGCATCCATTCGCGCAGTCGGACGATGTTTCGCACGCGCCGCCGCAGCCCATGACACACTGCCCATCAAGACAAACGCACCCCTCGGCGCAGTCAGCCGATGTCGCGCACGCTCCCGAGCACGGCGCAACGCATTCTCCGTTGACGCATCGGCACCCGTGAGAACAGTCTGCGGCTGTATCGCATGGTCCGTTGCACGGCTCGCAGCACGGGCATCCCATTATGGAACCCTCACGCGGAGGAACGCCGACGTGTACGAAGAAGAAATGAATACAGCCGTTGACGTTGACGGGCTGACCGACGCAATGACGGTTGCCGATCCGGTTGACTTCGACGTTGATACGCTGATTGAGCAGTCGGTGGTGTTAAGCGTTGCAGAAACCGAAATGTCTGAAACGTAGTTGATGCTTGACGAAGCCGTGCTGATGCTTGAGACGTAAGATCGAGAGACTGTATTCGTCACCATCACCGCAGTCGGGGCTTCCAGCCTCGGCACAACAAGCCACCAGTTGGTCCCCTCGCGGCCTACGAGGCAGTCCTCATTGACATAGCCCGTCAGCGTAATCGGCCACGACAGGTTGTAGGCTGTGATCGTCGCGGTAGGCTCATACTTGAGCGTCACCGTCTTGCTGCTGCCAGCAGGCCACGAACCGCTGAACGTAGCAACGCGGACTTGCTTCGGCATCTTGTCATAGAATCGCTTGTCAAACTGGAGCGGAGAGCCAGCCGCAGGAGTTGTCTCTGCCTGACGCACCACGCGAGCAATCCGCTCTGCGGATTCTCTCGTGAACTGCGTGGCTGAAAGCGGTCCTGTCGGCGTCACGATGGCACTTCTGGGAACAGCGACGAGAAGTTTGTCTCGGGATTCACGCGACGAGGCAGGATGTCAGGGCGACCCGTGATGTTGATGTTGCCGCCAGACAGAGCAACGGGATTTGCAGATGCGACCCACTCGCTGTTTTTGAAGTCAAACACCATCGCCCTGCGTTTCTGCCCGCCGTCAATGAAGTTCCAGCCCACGTCGGGCAACTGGAGTCGCCACCCTGTCTGCCGATACATGAGTTGAACGGACGTTGCCCAGTACGAAATCACAGTCCAGTTGTAGAATCCAACCGTGTATTCAGCGTTGACTCCAGTGATTTTCCATGTCCACGTCGGGCCACCAAACCACTCGGCGTTGTTGATGCTGTTAGTGTTAGACACCAGCGATGTCGGGAATGATGCGTAGTTTTTCTTCATCGTGGCCTTCGTCATCGTTTCTTCCGTGACGAGGCCTTCAAAGTAATCATAGGCAGAGTTGGTGAGCGGATACCTCGTGTTGTTCCCGCTGCCATCTGGAGGGTCTGGGTAGTAGAACAACGCCGGGACTTGGCCTTGCGTCGCCTCAAACGACCACTGCGCCGCCTGTGCTGTCGGCGTCAGGAGGTCGTTGGCTGTCAGCAGCCCATACTCGGCCACGATCTGAATGTGATACGGAGAGTCGCCGAATCGCTCCGTGAGCGTGTATTTCCGCAGGCCGAGCGACGGGTACTCGGGGTGCGACTGCCCCCACGTTGAAAGGCCAGCCGCTGCAATCACCTGCGTAGCCACCGTCTCGACAGCCGCCGCCGTGAGCGTGTCATCCGACAGCGTGCAGACCCACGACCGCTTCGCCACGCGGTCGCCCACGCGGTCAATGTCGTACTCGCGTGCCAGTTCGGTGGTGAGAACGACGGTCGTTGACATTATCGCTGCCCAAATGACGAGTAGCCGACGATGGCTACGGGTTGGTTGAAGTAGTTGCTGCTCGCCTGCCCGATGCCAAGAGCGATGGCCTCAAGGTACTTGGTCTGCAACCGCTGCTGGATCAGCGCAGGGTCTTGACCGCTCGCCATCGTTTGAAGCACAAGGCTTGCTCCCTCAGTCGTTCGCACGTCCTGAGACTTGATCGTGGTCGCCCCAAGCGTGTTCAACTTCTCAAGGCGGTCCTGCTGTCGCTTGGCTTCCTCGGCTGCGGCCTTCTGCTGCTCCTCAAATATCTTCGCCTGCTCTTGAGCGTAGGCCTGCTGTGCCTGTTGCTGCTGTTGCTGATAGGCATTCGCGGCAGCAAGTTGCTGCTGCTGATATGTCTGCTGATCCATCAGCAACTGCTTCTGGTCAACAATCTGACGCTGGCGACCATTGGCGATTTGCTGCTCAACCGTCAACGCTTCCTTGAGTTGGTTGATCCGCTCAACTGCTGCGGCTGCTGACTGCCTGTCTCCTTGCTCGCGTGCCGCCTGGAGCGACTGTCGCTCAAGGTTGAGCCGCTGCTCAATCGCCTCGACGTTGAACGCGGCTTGCTGGCGACGAGCCGCAACCTCCTCAGCAGCGGCGATTTCATTGCTTGTTTGCTGCGTCAAAAAGCCATTTACGCGGTCATTGGCAGCGGTTTGCTGATTAAAAATCGCATTCGCAGCCTCATCGCGTGCGGCCTTCTCTTTCTGCCGCACGTCCTCAATCTGCTTGAGGCGTTCGTCGTAGATGCTTCGCTGCTTGGCAATCTCGTTGTCGTAAGCATCCTTCGTAAGAATGCCGTCCTTGACCTGTTCTTGTGCAGCAGCGATGCCTTCTTGCAGCTTCATCGCCGCTTCTGCACCGGCATTGCCAAACTCGCCAGCCTTGTCAACAAGTCCCGAAATGCTTTGAGACGTGCTGTTGAACGCATCCGCAAAACCGTTCGCAAACCCTTGGTCAATCGCCTGCTGCTGGTTCTCTAACTTGGCTCGCAGTTGATCAAGTTGTGCAAGGCGTGCAGCGGCTGCATCGGATGACTGCTTGTCGCCCTTGGCACGTGCGTCGGCCAGTTGCTTCTCCGCTGCAACTTGCTGCTCAATGACAAACTGAACGTCCTTCTGCACCTTAGTCGCAGAGTCGTTCGGGTTGAGCAGTTCTTCGATTCGCTTTTTGTCGGCTTCGGCTTTCTTGGCCGTCTCGTCTGCGGCCTTCTTTGTCTCCTCCTGCACTTTTTTGATGGCCTCAATCTGCTTCTCGTACTCAGCAGTCGCGTTGGCAACACCGCGAGCGTACTGCTCACCGTTGAGGTCGTTGTTCGCGGCCTGATCCTTGAGGTCAGCCAAAGCCATCTGGAACTGATGAGCGGCATTAAATCCAGCCTGCCCAAACTCACCTGCCTTGTTGATAGCCGTGTCAAGTGCCTTGTCACCAGCCTCGATAGACTTGGTGAGTTCATCAAAGGCCTTCTGCTCTTCCTTTGTCAGCGTCTTGACACTCTCTGCCGTTTTGTCGATTCCCATCGTCGCCTGCTCGGCAGAACGCTCAATGCCAAGGAAACTCTCTGCCATCGTCAGCAGCCGCCCAACCGTGCCGCCAATCGCACTGGCAATGGTCGAGAATATCTTCGAAACAGAGCCAAAGACGCTGCTAATCACGCTGCCAATAGCAGACAACGCACCACCAAGTCCAACAAACTCAAGGAACGAAGCAACCGTCGATTGAACGTACTCGGTGGCCGTTCCGAACACCTTGCCGATCACATCAAGGAGTTTCCCAAACGCAACCTGTGCGATGGTAGCGATGCGTCCAATCACTTCTCCAATGCCTGTCAGCGACTCGCGGAACGATGTCGCAACGGCATCAAACTTGAAGAACTCGCGGAAGCCATTCACGGCGTCGTTGATGTACCCATAGACGATCGTCAGAGCGCGGCTCATCGTGTCAAAAACCTCGCTGACCATTCGCCCGGCTGCTGCGAACGGCTCAAGGGCAGTGCCAATAACGTTTAAGACCACAGCCGCAAACTGCAAACTTGCATTGATGACTAGGCCGATAGCACTAGTGAGCGGCGAAATAATGTCTAGAACAGCACCAAGGGTTTTTCCGAATGTCGTAATCACAGGGGCCAGACCGTCAGAGATGGACTGCGTGATCCCAATGAACGGCGTCAGCAGTTCGTTGCCCAATCCCTTCAAAGAGGCTTTCACGCCGTCAAACGAGTTACCCAACGCCAGCACGCGAGTTGCATCCACCTCGGACAGCCTCGCGTTGAATCGCGTCAGCGTCTGTTCGGCAATCCCAAGGTTTGCAAAGAACGGCAGCAACTCGGCACCGCTCTTGCCAAAGATGGCCGTAGCTGCGGCAGCACGCTTAGCAGGTTCTTCAATGGCTTGAAGCCGTTCGCCAATGAGCTTGAGCTGCTGCTCGCTGTTCATGCCGTCAAGGTCGGCAAGGCTCACGCCGAGCCGATCGAGTGCCGCCGTCGCCATCTTGCTTTCTTCATCAGCACCGGCAAGCGTCTTGAGCAACTTCGTCATCGCTGAGTTGACAGTGCCAAACTCAATGCCGGCCATCTTCGCGGCCTGCTCAAGCGTCTGAATGAAATCAAACGAGACGCCAAGTTTATTGGCGGCGTTCATCAGTCGTTCGGTCTCTGCCTCCATTGAGACAAGACCAGACACCACAGCGGCAGCGGCTGCTCCAAACCCAGCCAGCCCTGCAATCGCAACCGTAAACGGGTTAACCAATCCAGCAAGAGACGCGCCAATGCCAGACAGCCCTTGAGACAGCCCGCCAGCAAAGATTCTCGACAGCCCCTCACTCGCAGACGCAAGGCCAGAGATGCGTCCAGCAATGCTGCCAAACGGACCCGGCAGAGCAGACAGCACTCCGCTCAGTTCGTTGAACTTAAGTTTGCCAGCGTCGCCAGCCTTGTCGGCAGTCTTTCCATACTTGTCCGCCGCCAGAGTTGCCTTGGCGTAGTCTCCAGCCACACGATTGAGCGCGGCTCCATAGTCCTGCTCGGTAAGCAAGCCAGCGTTGCGGAGGCGTTCTAGTTCGGCAGTAGCCTTGGCAAAGTCTGCCTGTGCTCGCTGCTCCTTGGTCATGTTCGCCTCGATGATCGCCGCAGCACGCGTCGAGTCATCTGCACGCTGCTTGTCGGCAGCAGCACGAACTTTTGCCGCCTCTGCTTCAGCCGTAGCCGCAGCAGCATTTGCACCACTCGCTTCGCCAGCAGCACGGTTAAACGTGTCCTGGCTAATCGCGCCCATCTGAAGGAGTTCTTCAAGACGCTTGAGCGTCGCTGCTCTCTTTTCCTCTGCGGTGCGGTTAGCCTCGGTCAGCCGTGCTCCTTCCGCAAATGAATCAGCCGTGGCCTTTGCCGATGCTTGAAGCATCGCAAACTCCTCAGCATATTTATGCGCGTCAATCTGACTGCTGCGAAGCGAAGCATTCAAGACAGCAAGATCATCGGCGAACTTCTTTTGAGCAGCCCCGGCACCGGCACTCGCACCCTCAAACTGCTTGAAAACATCCGTGACCTTCTTGGCTTCGTTGTCCAACTGCTGAAAGGCTCTCTCAACAGGCGTAAGTGCCTTCTGAACGCCAGAGGCGTCAGCAGAGACTTTCAACGCGAGTCCAAGAACGGTAGCCATTAGCCAAGGCCCAACTGCTTTTTCAAGTCGATGATCACGTCTCTCGCCTGCATGGAGTGCTGTGGCGGTGGTTCAATCGGATTGAAGTCGCTTGCTTTGGGTGCGTTTCCTTTCGTGCTGTATGGAGCCATCACCGCAGAGACAAGCAATCCGGTTTGCGCCCATGAGTCGGGGATTGCTTGGAAGTGCCTGACGTATGCCATCCACTCCGCAAGTTCCCGCGTTGTCATGCGGCGTTCTAGTTCGCCGACCGTCATTCCAAGATGCCCCGCCAAGCGAAACAGAAACTGCCTCGCCGGGCGGACGTTTAGTTTTTTGCGAGTTCCTCCACGTCCGCTTCGCTCATCGCGTTGTGGCTCATCGCCTTCTCAAACAGCGTCGCGACCACGCGAGCCGACTTGCTCGCCAGCTTCTCAATCTGCTCGTCGGTGAACAGCCGCTCTCCACTTTCTGGATGACAGAGGCAGCGGGCCAAAAACTTCGTGCGGAAGTTCTCAATACCAGTCTCCCGTTTGCCGATCCACTCACGCTCATAGCCGTCACGCTCGCCAACCGTCATCACACGGATGCCAAGCACCATCGGCCTGCCTTCGGCGTCGGGCCATTCCTTGACCGTCACCTTAAGGATGCCAAGGTCATCCGCCGCAAGAATCTGAGCCGCAAGTTCTGCTGCCGTAAGTGGCATATCTCTACTCCATGACGAGCTTGAATGTTCCGACGTACCGCGCCACGTCGTTGACGGTCCCGGTCCACTTGAGCGTCTGGCAGATGGCCTTCGTCGTGAACGCCAGCCCGCCGCCTGCTACTTGAAGCGTCGACTTGAGACCGTATTGGTCAGCCGTCAAACGCGTCGTGGAGAATGACGCTATCTCTATAGTGCCTGCGTCAAGCGTCCAGCGAGTCGAGCGGCCCAACGGAAGCGATCCGCCGCGAGTCACGTCGATCTTTGTGACCTCACCAAGCGCAACGCCGTTCCACGTCACAGTGACACCGGTGCAAGCAATCGCCATGACGGGCCTCCGTCACGGCATTACGAGCGAGCGATTCGGATTGTGGCTTGACCCTTGATCGCGTCGTTGGTCGCCAGCGTCAGCGTCGAGGAGTTGACCGTGTACGCAATGCCAGAAAGAAGGCTCACGCCGCCAGTGACAATCGTGCAGGTTCCAGTCGAGGCGTCAGCGATGAGTGTGTTGCCGAGGTAATCGAACTGAACCTGTCGGCCCGTGTCGGTCGAGCTACCCTGGAGCGGCTGATCTTGCGTGAGGATAGATGCGCCGGTCGTGAGTCCAAGGTGGCTCACGTCAATCTTTGCCTTGTCGGCGTTTGGGTCGGTGTATGTGATCACGATGTTCGTGATCGTGTATCCCGTGGCTCCGAGCTTGAGCGTTGTGCCTGTGCCGTCGTGCGGGGTAATCGCCATTGTGCTGTCTCTCCTACGATTCGGACCACATGATGGAATACGTCTGTGACACGCTGTAGACGGGTGGCATATCGCCGCCCGCCAACTGCACATATCCGTCCACCTCGTTGTCGAGGCTGACGTTGTTCACTAGAACACAGTCTGCCGGTGACCCCCCGTAGCCATCCAGAGCACGCCGAACTCGGTCGGCAATGTCTCTTACTGCCTCATATGTGAGGGCAAAAAGTTCAATGGACAGCAGCACGGTCGGCATTCCCATCGGACCGTTGAGCGTGTGCTGACGTTGGACGCCAGACCGTCTCCACGTGGCAAATGGGAGTTCGGCAGTGGCCGGGCCGATCACGGGATAGATTCGCGTGCCAACAACCGCCGCCACCGCCGGGTCAGACAGCAGGACCGTGCTGATTGCTTGCTCTGGACTTTTGAGTGGCATCGTGTCTCCTAGAGCGTGTCTGTGCCGCTAACCGTCCCAGTGGCACGGTATCTCAGCGTGGCCCACGCCTCGGCCAGCGTCATCGACAGCTCATTCTGGAGGATCGCTGCCACCTCGGCCTGCGTCTGGAGCCACGCCTCGTTGACCGGAGGGATTCCAGCCTTGCCGCCTGGAAGCACCGGAGGAAGTGAAAACGGCGTGCTTGACTTCTTGAAAAACGCATTCGGATACGCCGGGCTGGTTTGAACCCGTCCGTGCGACCCCCTCCCGTACATCATCTTGAACGGACCAAGCCTGTTGAACGATGACGCAATGTAGGTTGGCTTTCGCTCAACAACCTCGTGAACAATGCCTCTCCCTTGGACCGTCTCCTGCTGACCTAGTCGAGTTCTTACATACGGAGCCGTTGGGCTTCGGCGTATGTATCGACGCGCTTTTGCATTGTTGATCTGGCGTGCCTTCGTCCCGAACTCAATCCACCATTGGTGGAACGCACGGTCTTTCCCTGCCTGCACGTTTCCGCCAGCCGCACTGCTCGATGGGCTTCGGCCTGCACGCGTATAGCCAACAATGCCAACGGCTACTCCATCCTGCTTGTATTGAACCACTTTTGAGGACACCGCTCTCTTGAGGTTCCCCGTGGGACCAATCGGCGTAATGGCACGCAAGGCCCGCGTCGTTGGCGCAATGGCCCGACGAATGATCGGAGCCAGCACGCCAGACGCCTGCTTCGCCGGGAAGAACGTGCCAACTTGTCGCACAAGGTCGGCGAACTCGGTCGTGTCGAGCTTGAGTTTGATTCCAGCAACAGCCATCACAGCGTCTCTAGGCAGATAAGTTCGTGAACGCGGCGGTTGTCTTGCTCAAGAATCGAAATGATTTCCAGCGTTCGGCCTCGCCACAGAATACGCATCTTAGAAGTCAGGCCAGTGATGTATCGCGTTCTGATCTTGTGCGATATTTCACTTCGCTGATGGCCTGCCAAAAAGTACTCGCGAGCTGACACGCCTTGCACGCTAGCCCATGTGTCTAAAAACGTGGCCCACTCGAGGATTGACTCGCCAAGGCGGTTGCGGCTTTCTGCCGACCGCTGCACCGTGATTCGTTCTCGGAGCAGGCCAGCTTCAATCGCCATACATCACCGCCGTGTAAGTGGCCGTTCCGCTGACAGTTTTGATGTAGAAGCCGTCAATACCGCCAGCCTCTGAATGAAGCACGACCGGAGTATTTGCAAAAGCACGAGAGTATCCCTGTCCAGAAACTTCAGTCAGTACCGCGTCAGAAGAACATGTAAAAACAATGATGTTTGCGTTGTTGAATGAAACGAGCGAACCAGCAGCGTCCCTGTACGTTGAAGGTTGAGTCTGAATGATTTGGTTTGTTGCTCCAACAGTGCCGGTAACAATAGCCACCTTGCCTGTCAGATACTCACGCGATGCAACAATGCTCACGACGTTGAGCGAATCGTCTCCGCTCTTGTCGTGAAACATCGCGTCAACGCTGATGCGTCCTTCAAGGCTCATGAGTAGAACTTCTCGCAAAGGATGATCTTATACGTCCCAGTTCCGACTCCTGCCCCCAGTGCCAGCATTGGAATGAACGCTGGGTAGTAGCTCATAGCAGGGACGCCATTGACAGACTGCATATAGAACTGTGTGTCATAGTAGTCATCCAGCGCGCGAGGATATGCTCCGCTCCATGTGAAGATGACACGATCAACGGCTTCCATCAGAACCGCTTCCCCAGCCGCGTTTCGATAGGTTGTTTGCCCGAGATACCCAAAGTCAACTGAAGATTCGCCAGCGGTTCCAGTGACCACAGCCACCTTTCCGTTGGGGAACTCCTGCGAGTTGTTGAGCGTCACAACCTTGATCGAGGACGTGCCGTTCTTGTCGTGGAACAGCACGTCAACATTCACCCGTCCATCGAGAGTCATGTGTATGACCCCCAGGAAATGGTGTCGAGCAGACGCTTGGCGGCGTCTGGCATCTCGCCGCCGCCACGCTTCTCGTAAAGTTCATGCACGCACATCAGCATGGCCGTCTTGGCACGCTGCGGCACTCCAGAAGCGTCCCCATATCCTGCCCACCATGTGACCACAACGGAGTTTTGGTCAATCAGATGCGACGGCCACGATTGGTTGTAAAGGTTCCTAACCTTGCCGGGTGTGTCTTCCCTATCGACGCGATACGAGGTCGTTGCAAGCGTTGCCGTCGCAAGCGTATACCCGGTTGTGTAAGTAATCGTCACCGCAGTCGCCGTCCCGGCAGAAGCCATCGGAGGGCGAGGAACTTCAATCTCAGTCGGGAAAGCATCCAACTTCATCACGAACTGCTGCAACACTAATGCCCGATCAAGATAATCCTCACACCACTCGCGGGCAGTCGTGATATACCCAGAGATCAGCGCATCATCGACAGTGTTATCGACGCGGATGTGCGACTTGGCTTCGGCCAGGGTGATCGGCTCCGCAGCTGGGGCGGTCAGTCGCTTGAGGCTGCGGTAGCGTCTCACTGTCGGCGTCTCCTTGGCGTCACGTCGGCACGTTCGGACTTCGGCTCGACGCTCGCTGTCTCAATCAAGGTCTGCTGCTCATCTCTCGCCGCCACTGCGTATTCCCACGCAACAAGGCCTTCGGCCTGACGCTGCGGAAGGTCTAGGACTTCGCCCGGCTTGTACGCACCGTAGGGTCGGAGCATCCGTATTTTCATGTTTCAATCCACCTTCCATGCAGAGGCTGGTGGCTTGCGTGTTTCCTGCCACTCGTTGCAATACTGAAAAACAGGCTTTCCGAGTTCTTGGCTCGGCCATGTGATGACGTACTCTCCGTGGCCGATTGACACGCGCGGCGTGATGTAGAGGCGGTTGCCGCACGCCTTGAACTGCCTCCAGAACGAGATGTCAGAGTCGGTACGTCCTTCGTCCCACCGCCCGTCTGGACCGGGCTGCTCGTGAAACCACGGCTTCGCCATTCGCCGCAGGGCAGCGGTCGAGATGATCGTGCAGCCGAAGTGCGCGGTGTCCACTTGTTGCACCGGAGATCCGAACCACTCGCGAGGCACTTGCGTCACGCCGCCTTCCGGTGGGTTGTCGAGCGTGTTCAGCAGCGTGAGCATCGGTCGACCGTCCTCACGCTTGGTCTGGATCGGCGCGAGAGCATCGCACTGGAACGTCATGGCAAGGGCAAACAAGTGCTCAATGTTCTCGCGGCTCACGAAGGAATCCATGTCCAGCGTGATGATGTATTCAGTGGTTGGCTCAAACTTCTCCAGCATCCGCGTGAGCACTTGGCTCCAGAACGCACCTTGCCCAAGCGTCGGGCGGATGTGCAGCGGCATCATCGCTTCGATGAATCCGAATATGTTGATCAGCGGCCCGAACCTCGGGCCAGAGAGGATCGCTTCGCACCGAACGTCAACCGACGAGCCGCCGACTTGAACAAGCATAGGTTTGCATTCCAGAAAGTGAGAACGGCGGGGAGGCTCACGCCTTCCCCGCCGTCTACTGTGCTCGTCGTGTCAAGCGGATCAGCCAGCGACCATCGTGTTGACATTCTTATCGGAAGCCGACACCGGGCCAGCCTCGCCCTTGCCAAGACGGCAGGAAGTGACCACACCGCACGTCGAGGCAGGAGTCGCGTACACGGTCAGGTAACGCTTCTTGCCACGGAGGTCGATGTCAAATCGCTGAGCATATCCCACCGAGGCAGTCGCGGTCGAACCGCTGCTGACCGTGAAATCAGTGCCGCCAACAAACCCGCTGAGATTGGCTTGGCCCGACCCGCTGGCGTCGCTCTGTGCAACTCGCAGCACGTTGGCCGCAGTCGTTGGACCGCTGGCCGACGTGAACGGGCTGAACAGCACGTCAATAGACGCATACTCAAAACCGAGCGTGTCGATTTCCAGCGAGTGCGTCGCGGACGAAAGCACAGCCGTCTCGGCCTTGCTGACGCTCTTAGTAGCTGCAACGTGAATCATTGGATCAGAAATCTCCTAGGAGTGTGTCAGGATCAGCCAAACTTGAGAGCCACAATCGGACCAGCCTTGCTCGTCGAGCCGATGTCGTTCACGATCATCGCGTTGCGAGTCGTAGCAAAGGTCAGGGTCTGGTCATACTCGATGTACCGCTCGCTGGCAGTCTTGATCGAGATGGCCCGACGCTCGCCGAACAGGGCGGCTTGCGACAGGTCGCCGAACAGAGCGGCCACCGTGCCGGTCGTGCCGGTGAGGGCCGACTGCATTGGCTGCACCAGCGTGACAGGGTAGCCGAGGAACATCTCGCCAAACCCAGCCGCCACGTTGTCGGTGTTGTTGCCACCGGCTCCTGACGCACCGCCTGGAAGCATGGCAAGCCGCAGCATCGCTGCACCCCAGCCAGCCGGTGAGATGTACCAGCGAGCGTTGCGATTCCGAGCGTAAAGCGGGAGCCGAGCCAGCGTGTCGGTGAAGTTCTTCATCGACAAATCGCCGAAGGTCGTGTTGCTCGTCGCAGTCACAACCGACGCCGAATAGTTCGACAGAAGAATCTTCGTGCAGATGCCGGTCGTGCCGTGGTAGGCCAGCGTGCCATCACCGGTAAAGCCCGAGTTGTCAAAAGCCTCCGCGAACGACTGAGCGATTTCAACCGCCAGAGCGTCAGCAAGGTTGATGACCGAGTCCTCAAGCAGCGAGTTCGGAGTGCGGTTTGCCACGCCCCAAATCTTCGCGTTGAGTTCCACGTTGTCGAACGTCACATCCGAGGCACTGACTTCGACGTTCTCGCCAACAGGCCGAGCGGTCAGACCGCCCGTGCGGCGCGGGAAAACGAGCGTGTCGGAGTTCATCGAAACGCGCTTGGCGTACTGCGGAAACACGCCGTACTGCTCAACAAGCCTGATGATTTCGCTCGACAGTTCCGGACTGGTCAACACGCCGCCAAGACTGTTGATGCCGCCAGCTTGCGTGCGGCTTTCAACGCCGTGATCCTTGCACCACCGGCGAGCTTCGGCGTCACCGAACACATAACCCTTGAGGTGCATACCGGCACGGTACGCGGACTCCGAATTCCTGAACGCACGGAGAGTGCCATGATCCTTCGGCACTGCGTATTCGCGCTTTTCCACGGCTTGCTCCTTGGGTGACTCAATGGCCTTGGCTGGAGCGGACCGCTCCAGCACCGCACGAAGTTCCTTTTCCTTGGCAGCGACAGTCTCAAGGAAGTCGATCTTGGCCTTGACCTCGTCGGCACGGGCCATCAAGGCACGAAGCGAGTTCTTCTGAACGTCAGACGAGGTTCCAGCCGTGGCACCAGCAGCGGCCTCGCCAGCAGCGGCCTCACCGGCTGGAGTCTCTTCCTGCTCCATAGCCGCCTGAATCTGAGCGGTCAGATTTGCCAGTTCGTCAAGCAGTGCCTTGATCTTGTCCACGGCGATTCTCTCCTAGTGCGATTCGTGGCGACGCGGACGCATCGCCTACGGTCAAACTAGGTTTCGCCACCCACACCCATCCAGCAAAGGAGAGCGCAAGAGTAAAAGACTCAAGCAACCTTCGTGCGGCGAATCTCGTTGGCAGCAAGGATGTGCTTGTCCGTCATGCCGCAGCATCGGCATCGCAAGTACCGAACTTGGTACTCGCCCTGCTGCTGGCTCGATGCAATCAGCAACTTGCCGTCTCGGCATTTCGGACAGCGATCGCCCGTCTTAGCGGCCATGCTTTTTCAGATACTCGCGGAGTTCTTTTGCCTTCGCCGCTGCATTTGTCCACGATTCGCGAATCGTGGACAGCGACTGCCGAAACGAGTCGTAAGACCGCTGTGCCACCGCCACGTCCGAGTCGGGGTAGGCCGGGAACGTAGTCGGAGAAACGTCAATCAGCGAGTCAACGCGCTTGATTGTCCGCACGCTGCGGCCTTCCTCAATGCTCCACTCGTCACCGCCCGTGCCGACTTGGAAGGCGAAGGACGATCCCCGCACAATGCCAGCCCGAATGTTGGCGGCGATGTCTTTGCCGTAAGACGTGTCAGGGACAGGGAACTCGTAGCGAAGTCCCACCTCGTCCACGGTGAGCTTGAGCGTCTCGGGATAGCGGGCCAGCGGGAAGTTCGGATCGTGATTCCACAGTGCTCGCGTCTGGAGCGGAGTCTTTCTGCCTCGCCGCTCAGAAACAAGTCCAAACGCACCGGGGTCCAGCCGCTCCACGAAGTCACCAAGATCAAGCGATAGCACACCAAACTTTGCCGCGTACCCAACAATCCATTCCTGAGACGCGCCGCTGCCTTCCTCGCTGCGAGTCTCCACCGCAAGGAGCGGTACGTCAGATTCAATCTCGTCAATCGCCAGCGAACGTCGTTCAATGTTCATCATCGTGCTCCTGTTTGCGTTGTCTGCTGCGTCAATCTGCTTGGTCAGTTTGCTTGCCCACGCTTCCCCAGGGTCGCCGCCCCACAATGCCCACGCGATCCGGCCTGCACTTGGAAATCCATCTTCGCCGGGACTCCATCCCTGACCCTTCTTGTCCACCGCGTGGCGGGCAAAGTAGCTCGCCATTCGCTTGGC